CTAAACCAATCAATTATTTTTTTCATTTGTTAAATTTTTACCAACGATATTGTAATTGTAAAATACCTAAAAACACGTTTATCTCCTCATACTCAAAACCGTCCTCGGGCTCCATATATTGAACCCCCAACAAAAAAGATTTTGGAAATAATATTATTATGTTAAGTTCAAAATTCATAATTTTAAAATTGGTCTGAAATCCATTCGTACTCTGCTCTTGCATCAAAACTTGGGCACATCTTATCGCTAAAATCTCTATGCCCATAAATTTTAGCTTGTGAATACAATACCTTTAAATAGCATAAAAGGTCCTCTAACGCCGTTCTTTGTGCTTCATTCCTTGTATCGTGCCAAGCATTATCACTTCCTAAACCACCTGCGTAAGCAACCCCAATACTATCAAAGTTTTGCCCCTTACTATGTGCTCCTGTTTTTTCGATTGGTCTGCACTCGTGTACTTCTCCTTTTAAATCAATAAAAAAATGGTAGCCAATATCACTCCAACCCCTTTCGTCAACGTGCCATTTTCTTAAATCCTTAACTGTTACATCGTGGTCTCTTTGTGTAGCAGTACAATGTACTATTATTTTGTTGATTTTTCGCATAGACAATTTTTGCAATAATGTATTTTTACTTTCCTTTTGTCTAAAAATTTATTCCATTTTTGACCTGCTTGGCAATTCTTAACCTCCAACCAATCTGCTAAATTTCTTAATTTCTTAACCATAATTTAAATTTATGTTGGACAACTAATTGTCGTTTGAAATGATGTACCCCCAACAGGTGCATAAACGTAAATATAAACAGGGCTTAATGTACTAACTGTAAAAACAGATGTTCCACTTCCTACACCTTGTATCGTTTCGGGTGGCAAACCTCTGTCAGCCAAAGCATTATTTAAATCTGTTTGGTAACTTGCAAGACCTCTGTACCCTGTATCTAAAATTACAACTCCGTCCTGCACTACAACCCATTTGTCGGGTATGTTATATGCTTGATATGTTAAAGTCGATATTCCTGTAACTCCTAAATTAAATTCGTAAATCTCGGGGTAATCTTGGTTTCCTGTATAAGTGTATTGAGTTCCACAAATTCCTTGTATTGGCGCACAAAATGGCGGAAATTCAGGTACACTAAATTTGTTGCTTTCATCTCCCCACCACGATTTGCAGTAAATATCTCCCCAACCTATTGGTAATGCCATAATTATTTGTTTTTATTCATTAAATACCACCTCTGTATAGTATAACCTATTGAAACCGATAAAAGTATTATTTTCAAAACCGCATCTATATTAGTAAAACTAATCATTAAGCTACTACCATTTAAAGCATATATTTTAAAGTCTGTTAAATTCATTCCTTTGTGTAATTATAACCTGCAAAGGTGTGAGTACCATTGCCATCTGTCTCTATCTCTTTTGACCTCCAACCATACGGTTCGTTAAGTTCTCCATTCTCATCTGTAATCAAATCTTTTTGCCACAATACATCAACCGAGTACATATCGCTAAAAACTGCCTCTGTAACTATCTCCTCGTTCTCATCAAATGTAGGCTCCTTAATCATAATAAAACCCAACTCAACAAATATGTGTCTTGGTTCTAAATCTTCAATTCTTTCCTGTGCTTTCTCCTGTGTTTCGAACTCGTATTTTTTAAATATATGTGTCATACGCTTGTTAATTCATTCATTTGGTTATCTGACAACAATTCGTCAAAAACCATAACCTCCTTTATATGTCCATTAAACCAAGCATCTTCTTCCGGTCTACCAAAATTTATTTTGTCCAAAGCATCATCTTCAAATACTGCCGAACTTGGTGGTGTTGTTTCGGCAATCTTTTCTCCGTTTACATACAAAGTATGCAACCCCTCTTGCCAACGAAATGCAACTTTAATAAACTCGGTTTCATCGCCCTCAAATTTGCCAATAGTATCGTAAACCTCGTATGAGTTTTTAACATATTTGGCTCGTATCTTATTTCCACTACCTGCATAATACCCTATTGAAATCCTATCAGCAGTCCCATTTCCGTATATGTTTATTCTGTTTAATACACCAATTAAATTTTCTGTACCCATAGCATACTCGCCATACAATACACCTTTTTTGCTATTGATGTAATTAGATACATATAGTTTTTGAGTAGTTTCTGCGTTTCTTGTTACTATACTACCCAATGTTGGTATGTATGAACTCGGACTTAAATTTCCGTTGTTTATTTCACGTTTTTCAACTTGACCACCATAAGCATAAATATAAGTTTGTCCGTCTCTTGGTATGTAATCGTCTCCGTTGTCTTCGGCTAATCTAACTACACAATTATAAGTGCCGCTTGTACTTAAATTGTAAAAAACAGACATTGCACATCTGTACCAACCATTTGGGTATTGTTCAATATATACATTATTTACTGTTACATTATTCTGTCCTACAACTCCATTTTCTAAATCAAAAAAAGCATAAAATACGCGATTGGGTGCATTCATTTGTAACTTAATCCAATTCGTACTGCCTTTTCTAACAAACTTGCTAAATGTGTGATAATTAGCTGCAGTTGGTGTAAACGGTTTGTAAAGCGAAGCATATCCTGCACCACCTGTATTTTCTACTTGTAATTTAATCGCTTTATTATTTCCAAACAAATCCTCTACATCAGTCGTTTGTGTTGCCGTTGCATTATTCTTTTGCCATTGCCAATTATAATTTTCTGACCAATTAAAAAGGTTTGTGGTTTGAGGTTCTTGCAACAATGCAGGACAACTGCTTTTTCTGTAATCTAAACGTGGTATATTATTGCCTTCCATTTTCATATAGCCGTCTTCTTTTACCCTCCACGCATCTCCAACTCTTGCAAAATGTAAATCTGCACCTCCGTCTTTGGGACGTGGGCAAAATAATTTGCCTATTCTATATCCACTTGGTATAAAAACTATACTTGCGTCTTTGTACAAACTCATTTTTTAGTTTTTTTATATTTAGCTAAAAACTTATTTAGCAACTCAATATTTTTCTTTTTTGGTTTACTCTTTCGCTTCATAAAACCCACCCTATAAATGTAGCATCTGTATCGGGGTACATATCACTATTTTGGTTATTATTATACTCGGGAAATAAATTATTATTAAAGCACATAAAATCAACAAATCTCCTTGTATAAAATTGAGCGAAATTCCTGTGTTTATCTATTAAGGTATCTATCTCATTTTTAGTTACACTCTCACTGTTTTCCGATACGTGTTTAAATACACCTCCATTAGCCACTTGGTACGCCGCAAACGGTAAATAATCTACCATTGCATAATGTATAAGCATATCTTTAATGTAGTCCGTTAAAAGGGCTAAATAAGGGTCTGCTAATGTTCCATTAACTATGTCCTCCGAAATTTTATCGTATAATGCTCCTCCTAAATAATTCTGTATATGTATTTGTTGAGCGATTTTAATAAACTGAATAAACTTGTCAATGTCAACGTTACCGTCAATTAACGAATTTTGTTTTAAATCTGTTGGTGTTATAAATAATGCCGTTGCCATAATTATCTCTTTTTCTTTTTTCCTCCTCCATAATCGGGGTGGTGTCCATTATTTGGCATATCAACGGGGGCAATTTTTGACTCCCTTGTGCCTCTTGGGTTTACATTATAAGATTTTGGTATTGTTCTTGTTCTTTTGTAGTCTGCAAACTCGGGACTCTCGGTTGTTTTGTCTACCAATCTAAACAAAACTTTTTTCCATACGTGGCGGCAAAATGGTCCCCCCTTGTACTTGAATAAATCATAAGGTTGACTATTGTGCCCAAAACTACTATTAACACCGTCCCGACTTGCCTTGTCAATATCCTCCAATCTATAAACTGCAGGAAATCCCTTGCTATCGTATCGACTCATCATTGTAGAGCAAAAATCCCGACTATCGCCCGAACTCTTTTTTTTCTGAAAATACTTGTAACGTATCTTATAAAACGACTTGTCTAAATAACTAAATCCTTTTGGTTTTGGTGTAACATATCCTGCCAACTTTTGTGCAAGATTTTGTTTAGGGTTTAAAAGGTAACTCGCCCAAACCTCGTCGCTATACTCATCTCCGTCACATTCTATTTCGTCAACCTGTTCCCACTCATTGCCAATCTCATCGTGTTTTAGGTTATCTAAAATAACTGTTGAAATATCATCTGTTAACTCAATCTCCTCCGACATTTTAACCCCTGTTTCCTCTTCCTGTGTTTCATCGTCCACAAGTTCGCTATCAATCTCGGTAAACTCTAATGGTTGTAATGTTTTGAAATATAGGTTTAAGCTAATTCCATTAAATGCCAAAATTTCGTCAAAAGCTTCGATTAGCAACTCTTGAAATGGTCTGATAACCGTATTGTCCATTAATGTGCTAGCCGTCTTTAATTCATCTGCATTGTTCCCTAAACCGCTATTGTCTTTAATTCCTAATAACATTGGCGACACTACCCTGTGAGCAACCATAATTTTACGCATTGACTCATCACTCAAAAACTGATATTGGTTGTGAGCATCTGATAATTGTACCGCCTCAATACTACTCTGTGTGTCTGCGTTCTCATTAAAGGAAAGTATAAATTTTCCTGCATTACTACTGCCCGAGTACTTCTCTAAAATACGTCTTTCAATTAACTCTCTTTCCTCTTCATTTGGCACTCCGTTGTTAAAGTTAATTAACATACTCGGAGCCAAGCCGTTCATAATGTTGTTTAGGTGGTAATTTGAAACCTCCTCCTCTAATTCTGCGTATTGTAAACCTCCTTGATAATCAACAGGCGAAAAGTAATAATGTCCTGCAACATAAGGTTTAACGTATATCAACTCGATTGCTTCACTACTTGTTCCAAAAGCAGGTATTCTCGTAACCTCATCTCCTGTTTTATAAACGCTCCAATCGTGAAAATAATAATATCCATTTATAACCCCATTCTCATCGCATTTTTCAATCGCTATCGTTTCAACAGGTAAGTGTTCGACTTGTGCAATCTGTTTTCTATCTTTTGAATAAATAACCTGTATAGCACATTGTCCCATTAGTTTTAAATCATTTGCTAACTTCCTAACGCAATCCTTTTTAATAAGTGATATAGCCTGTGCATATTCATTTGGTTTCTTATTAGAGTCCGTTGCATCGAGCCCCTTGCCGTATATCATTTGACTAACGCCATTAACAATAGCATTATTTGTTGGGCTTCCCGAATATCTGTCAAGTAAATAATTGAAATATTCGTTTTTATCTCCATAGGTTACCCAATCCTCATTCTTTTTAATTTCGATATTTGGGCTTGTATAGTTACTTAAATTAACTACGTTAACCTTTCCTTGTATTGGTTTTCTCCTGCTCATATTACTATGTAATCGTTATTACTTGTTTGTTGAGGTTTATAAACATCTTTATTAATCGTATATTTATCTTGGTTGACTTGATTAATAACTTGGTTTGTAACAAAAACTTTGTCCTTGTAAATTACTTCACTTGTATTTGTATCTTTAATTCTCAACGTATAAAATGTATTCTCTAATAAACCGACAAACTCCAAACTGCATTTTAAATAATCTCCGTACAATTCATAAACTCCAACCCCTGTGTAATTGTCTCCTGTAATATCGTCAGTCAAAATCGTTTCCACATCAATAGAGGTCTCCCTCGTAATAATATAGAATATTTGCTCGTCTGTTGTTGATTTTAATACTATCATAATTGTATAACGCTAAATGTTAAACTTTTTGCATTAACACAAAAAAAAACCCCTACATTTCTGTAAAGGTTAAAGGTTATAACTATTTGTGTTTGTATTCTCTTATAGTTGTCTTTCAATAACTGACAACTTAAAACCCTCACAAGCTTGTTTTATTTTTTCGTAAAGGTCATAACCATTTGAATTAGTTGCCGTAGAATAAAAAACCCACCCGTAATAGTAATCTTTCTTCATTCCTATTTTTTTAGCCTCTCTCCAATTCATTCCGCTTGCTCTAACTGAAATAAAGTTCGGGTCTAGTCCGAACTCTTTATGTTCAACTCTAATCTTTACTAATTCATTTCTTAACTCTTGGTAATCTTGTACTGTCTTCATAATTTTGTCTTTTAGTTATTATTGTTTTTAGTTATTTATAATCTTTTCAAATATTTATTAAACATATTCGAAGCGTGTCTTTCATTATTAACTTTTAAATTCATAACCCATTGTGGTACGATAAGCTTTATTGTATTTACGCCATAATTTTTTAATAGCCAATTTTGTTTTTGACCGTCTACGTGAAGTTCGTACCCTACCCACTTTTCATTTTCTACTGTATCAAAATGCTCAACATTGTGGTCCCAAAAAGAATAAACTGCCATATACATACCCTCAATATCTGCATAAGTTTGATAGCTACCAATTCTATCACAAGAATTGTTTAATATTGATTTCTTGGTAATATGACCATTATTCTCATTCCATTCCTCTTGTAAATATTCTCTAACTGTTTTCATAATATTTGTCTTTTTAATTATTATTAACACTACAAAGATATAAACATTTTTTGATAACCACAAGCATTTGTAAAAAAAAAATAAAAAAATTTACAAAAGGTTTAAAAACGTACGGTTAATAAACGTACATAATAACGTACAAAAGGTTTAAAAATGTACATTTTAACATACTAATAGTTTGTAAAAAGGTATTAATTATACCCCAAAAGGTATAAAACGTGCTTTTAAGTCTCTATTATACCCGAATAGGTATAAAAAAAAGGGCAACCTCTCGGCTACCCTCTTATAATTATTAGTTAGTTGATATTAAATATCATCAATTTCATTAGTAGAAACTGTAATTCCAACTCCCGAAACTCCACCACTCAAAAAGTTTGCAGGTTTCTTTTCCATTCCTTGTAACGTTAAAGTGTAACCGCTCAAATCAGCCATTGCCGCACCTGTTACAACCGTACCGCCATTTACATCTGCTCCCCATTCTGTACCGACTAAAAATGCATTTCCGTTATTATCCTCAACAACTACGTGAGGTCTTGCAACTGCGATTAAAGCCAACTCATCGTGTGATTGTGGACTCAATTTTTTCAAAGTTAAAGTAAGCAATTGGTCGTAAAATGTAGTTCCATTCTCCCGACTTGATGTTATCGTTTGCTCTAAATTTGAGTTTCCTTTTAATGTATATTTGTAAGCCGTAGGTGTTCCTGCCAATGCAGTAATCTCATCACTATCGGTAGCATAACTGATTGCTCCTAATGTTCCGTAGTCGATAAAATAAACTGCCTGCAATCCTCCAACGCTATCCTTGCAGGGCTCTAATCGTCCCTTGTTTAGTGTACAAGCCATTTGTTATTTTTTTTTTAAATATTAATAAAAGGGTGGGTTTCCCCACCCATTGAAAATTATGCTCCGTAATAAACAATATCCGATGCAATTCCGTACTGAACTCCTGCGGTGTAACGTGCGACAAATCTCACATTTTTACTTCCGTCGATGTCCGCCATATCTAAAACTTTCAGCTCATTATGGTCGCTTAATAGTCCTGTGCCAAAGAATAAGTTTGACTTTTCAGCCAATACTGCTCTGTTATCAGCAAGACCATTTGCTACAACTATTTGAACTCCGTCAATAGAAAGTCCTGCACCTCCATTATACCACATAGCACCTTTGTTATCGATACCTGCACCACCGATGTTAGCAGCGAAACCTCCTAATGCTTGAACGTATGCTCTTGCGATGTTTTGAGAAACATAAAGTAATACTCCCTCTTTCCCATACAAAGAACTGTTCATTGCATCTGTAATTTTTCTTAATTCAGCAATTACGTTAGTCGCATCAATTGCCGCAGGTGCGATAGTTTGACCTCCGTCTGTTCCAAATTCAGCCTCTGCGAATAGAGTAGTAAACCCTTTAAAACCTCCACCGATACCTGTACCGCTCCAAATGTCTGCTTCTGTTACTGATGCCATATCGCCTAAAACTCTTGCAATAAAGAAATCCGAAAATTTACTTGGTAGGTTATCGTGTGCTGAAAAGCCCATTGACTCTGCCTCCCAATCTGATTGAAACGGAGTTTTACATAATTGTAGGTTAACCTGTAATTCAGTAGGCTCTAAAATTCTCTCTGTTAAAGTAACTCCTCCTTGTGGGTCGAAATCACAATCAGCCGCCGCAATCGCCGAACTGTAATCTACTTTTTTAATAACCTCTTTTAATTTGATGTTAGGTTTAATCGTTACAAGTTGGTTAGCCAAAGTGTTACCTGCAAGTAAACTTGCCCCGATATACTCCCCTGCAAACTGTCCTGCATAAGTTGTTGAAATTGATGTTGATGTTGCCATTTTTATTTTTGTTTAAAATTGTTAATTTTATCGACTATAACGTCATAAGCCGACTTTTGTGTATTCTTGTTAAATTTAAATTTTGGAGTAAATTTCGACTCCTCTTTTGGTGCGTGTTTTAAAGGTTCTGTCGCAGGTTCTGATAATTGAGAATTTAACTCAACCTCTTCCTCTGCCATTTCCGTTTGCTCTGTTTCGGTTTCCTCCGACATTTCTTTTTTGTCAGTTTTCAACTCCTCAATCATTGCAATAACTTCCTCCAAAGCAGTAATAAATTCCTCTTTTGAAACGTAGCCCATTTCTTTTTGCTCGTCCTCTGCTTCAACCTCGTCAGCTTCCTCCTCTTCAACTTCCTCAACCTCTTCGTCTCCGTATTGAGCAATAACGCCCTCCTCTTCAACTACAAGTTTAGTTCCGTCCTCCAATTCGTACTCGCCAACAGGTAGAGCAACTTTTTCGTCCTCTGTAACAATAAAAACCGATTGTCCCACCTCAAAGCTATCCGCTTCAATTACAGTACCATTATCAAGTTTCATTTGTTCCAAAGACACCGTTAAGCCTAAAACGGCTTTTACTCTGTTTATTGTGTCTGTTGCATTCATAAAAATTATGTTTATATTTAATTAACGATTAATAAAAAAAAATTTGCGTTTAAGCCTTTTTCTGAATAATAAACCATTGCTCTCCGTCACTCCATACTTGTATGCCCTCATACGCTTTGTTAATTACATAGGCACTTGTAGAACCGTCCAATGTATCGCCACCAATAGGGGTTAAATTAGTTCTTGTTGCTGTTGCATATCCACCATTAGAAATAAACCTAATAATTCTGTTTACATTACTAGCAGCACTTGGTAAATTAAGTGTCATATCTCCATTATCTCCCTCCCAAGTTAAACGAACTAAAATAGTATTTTGATATTCTGCATCGCTCAAATTGACAGTAGTATCTTTAACAACTGTTAAGCTAGTCGGTATTATATAATTATGTAGGTCATTTAATGTAGTTTGTTTAGTCACTCCATTCTGAACTATTGCAAACAATTCTCCGCCCTGTAATTCTGTTGCTATTGGTAATTCACTTATTTTTGAGTTTGCCATTATATTTTTATTTTAAAATTATCTTCTTGCAATATTAAATTGCTATCCTCTTTTGCTAAATAATCTTCTGTTGGCAATGCAGTTATACGACCAATTCCTTGCGCCTGTAAACTTCCGTCACAACATTTTGTGCTATAAGTACCGTCGGGACATAAACAACCCCTACGTCCATTTCGTGGGCTTGACTTACTTGGTGTTTTAAATCCTCTATTACGCATTGTCAATTTCTTTTAATTTACTAATAGCCCAATTTACACCTGCCGAACCTCCCCAAGCATCCCACATTAAACCTCCGCAACCCTCTGAATAAGGTACATCTTTATGTTGTTGGTGTCTTTTAAAACTTGCCATTCTTGAAATCGTTGACCTTGAAATTTTTTCTTTTCGACTCAACTGTCCTGCTCTCGTCCAACCCACCTGTGTTAAGCAATCACTTCCATTCTCCTCTTTCCACTTTATTGCCCGTTTTGCATTGTTTACTGCTCCTTGTGGATAATCATTATACGTTTCTAACTGAACACCTCTTAAAACGTCCTTTAATTCCTTTAAAACCTCGTCTGCGTATAATTCCTCTTCATCGACTTGACTCAATTCTGCTTTATCAGCAAAGTAGCCCTCAATAGAAAACCCCTTTACTTTTCCTGTTTTAACATAATCATTCCAAACCTCATCGTTATCCACTTTAACTGCACCAACCCAAGTACCGAGTGGTAAATCCATTCCATACATATTTGACTTGTCATTTTTTTTATCCTCCACAAGCCAACTCTCAACAAGCGTTAAACCCTCTATTGTACTATTATGCTCCAAAGTGGAGTTACTTTGGTTACCTTGTTTTAAATATAACTGTGAAGCTTTCCTAACAGTTTCCCTGCTAAAATAAATGTAATACTCCTCCTCTTTATTTTTTCTATAAATTGGTTTGTTTGGTATTAATATGGGTCCAATTAAAATTTTTTTATCCTTATCGACTTCGGTAAATTTATACTCTTTTGTTTCTGTTTTCAATGCAATAAAATCCTCCTCAATCGCAGGGTTTTCTACAACAGAAATTGCCTCAACAAAATTGTCTTGCTCTTCGTCTAAAATTAACTCAACTATTTTCATATTTGTATAACGTTTTATTTTTTATTTTTTGTGTTTAACCGAGTCCTGCCTCCTGTACAATGTTCCTGTCTAAACTCTGTGCAGATGTTACATCATTTGAGGTAACGTATGCCTGTATAGGTTCTTGTGTTTGTCCCGCTATTGCATCTGCTAATTGGTTTGTTTCACTACTCCCCACAATGTTAAAACTTGGTGTTGCTTGTTGTGTAGATTGAGCACCTGTGCCTGCCGTTGGTAAACTAACTGATGCACCCCCTTTTGATTGTCCACCCAAAGACGTTGCAACCTTTTTGGTTTTTTTGGTTGCACTCATAACTCCCGAAATTATACCCGCCGCCGCAACTCCATAACCAACCAATGGCCCAATCGCCGCAGGAAATCCTAATGCTAATGTTTTAGCAAAACCTGTCGAAGCCGCCGAGCCACTTTCTGCCGCCTCTAAACCTGCCGATGCTGATGCTTTGGTTGCTTTTGACTTAATAACCCCTAAATCCGTTAACAACTCTTGTGCCGCCAACATTTGTTTTGCAATTAAAGCCGCCCGACCAACCGCGCTCTCTTCTCCTGCAAGTTTTACGATGTTGTTTAATGTTTGTAATTTCTCTTGACGTTTTCTTTGTTCAAGTTCTGCCTCTTGTTCGGCAATCCCTTCCATTAGTTCCATTTTCTGCTCCTCCGAAAGCAGTTCGTCATCTAATATCGCTTGTCTTCTCTCATTCAATAATAACCTCTGCTCTTCAAAAGCCAAAGCCTCCTCTTCTTTTGTTAAAGCGAGTTCACTTATTCTCTCCTCTTGTTTTTTGGCTCTCTCCTCCTTTTCCTTTTCGTCATCTGATATTTTCGCCTCTGCCTCTATTTGGTCGTAATAATCATTAACCGACTTTATCGCTTCCCTCTTCTCTGTCTCCGTTAATTTAAGTGCATTAATCTCTTCTAATGCTCTCTGTCTTTTTCTTTGTGCTTTTGCAAGGTCTGTGGTGTCTTGTAAATCCTCCGATTGTTTTGCAAACTTTTGCTCAATTTT